GATCAGGCCGTAGATGCCATCGAAGATGATCAGCGACGAATTGGCCAGCAGGCCGAATACCACTGCGGCGGCGGCCAGCAGCAGCGAGGCGGCGATGGACAGCCGCAGCACACCCTGCTCGGTGCGTGGATCGAGGAAACGTTCGGAACGGGAAGACATGCAGAAATCCGGCTGGGAAAGCGCCGCGGAAGCGGTGCCGCACCATTCTATCCAGACCACCGCTCGCCTCTGTGACTGCACCGGCGCAGGGCCCGGAAAAGTCACCAGACTGGTGACGGTTTACGGATTGACGGGTGCACACCTCAGGCGTATCTTTTCAACCACGATGACATACAAGCCTCTGGCGACCGCCGGGGGCTTTTTGCGTTTACGCCGCCCGTCGGCACCTTGTCATCGTATTTGCGGCCCTGCCAGTCCTGGTGGGGCCGTTTCTGTTTCCGCCCCGACCCTGCCCTTTTCGCACCGTCCTTGATGACAGCGTGCGGCGTAGCCGCGTGCGCAGGGTCGGGGCATCCAACATCCATCAACGAAGGAGGATTCGATGCCCCTGCTGACACTTGAGCAGTGCCGCATGCACTGCCGTATCGACGGCGACTACGACGACGCCATTCTGGACGACCTGCTGGCCGCGGCGACCGACGCGGCGTCGGCCTACCTGCGGCGGGCGCTGTTTGCCGACCAGGTGGCACTGGATCTGGCGCTGGACCAGTTGCCGCAGGACATGGCGGCGGCGGTGACCGGGCATGAAGCCGCGGTCGCCGCCGCCAATGCCGAGACCAACGCGGCCAAGGCCAAGGCCATGCGTGACGTCGCTGATCGTCGCCTGGCCGTGGCCACCGAACGCAGCGCACAGCTGCTGCAGGGCCTGCCGGCCAACGACAGCATCCGCGCTGCGGTGCGCCTGCTATTGGGCCATCTGTATGCGCATCGGGAAGCGGTGGTGGTTTCCACGCACGCCTTGGATGTACCGGTCGGTGCTGCCGCCATCGCGATGGAGCTGCCGTTTGGCGTCGCCGCACTGCTCGATCCCTACCGACTGGCGGCGACCCCATGAACGCCGGTCACTTCAACCGTCGCATCCGCATCGAGCGCCAGGATGGGCGCGTCGATGCCTGGGGCCAACCTCTGGATGCGTGGGTGAGCGTTGCCGATCTGTGGGCGGCAATTCCTCTTGAACGTGCCGACACGGTACAGCGGGTGAAGCTGGACAGCGGGCTGTCCGCAGCGATCCGCCGCCAGCGCTTCCAGGTGCGCCTGGCGCCGGCGCAGCGAGCCGGCATTGGCATCGGAATGCGCATCGTGCACGACGGCCACACGTTCGATATTACCGGTGTGGTGCCCGACCTTGGCACGCGCCACACCGCCGTGCTGTTCACCGAACAGCTGGCTGCAACCGCCTGAGCGAGGACACTGCGATGAGTTACGAACCGAAGCTGCAGCAACTGCTTGGCCGATTGCTGCAGGGGCGCCTGTACCCGGATGTTCCACCGGACCGAGTCACCTATCCCTGCGCGGTCTACCAGCAGGTGGGTGGGCAGGCGCTGTGGTTCAACGAAGGGTCCATCCCCGACCAGAAGCACGCTCGCGTGCAGCTGACCGTCTGGGCAGACACCCGCGCCCAGGCCAACACCCTGATCCGTGACATCGAAGATCAGGTCTGCGCGGGTCTGCCGAAGTCTGAATCCTTTGGCGCCGCCATTGCCGTGCATGAACCGGCACTCAGGAAGTACGGCGCACGGCTCGATTTCGGGCTGTGGTACGCCAACCCGTAGTTCCACTGCTCCACGTACCACCTGAAGCCCGGCACGCGCCGGGCTTCGTCTTTTTCAATCCACATGAGGAAATGCAACATGGCACTCAAGCTTCCCAAGGGCACCCAGTTCGGCTTCGCACCGGTCGTCTCCACCGCCATCGCCACTAGCGCGATCTCCAAGGCTGCGCCGGCACTGGCCAGCGTCGCCGCCAACAGCGTCGACACCGGCGATGTGGTGGTCATCGAGCTGCCGGGTTGGCCGGCCCTGAACAACCGCGCCACCCGCGCCGGTGCCGAAGCCGCTGGCAGCGTTGAACTGCTGGGCATCGATACCACCGACAACGTGCTGTTCCCCGCCACCAGCGGTGCCGGCGTGCTGCGCAAGGCCGGTGCCTTCGTCGACCTGGACCAGCAGGGCGACCCGACCACCGCAGGTGGCGAGCAGCAGTACTGGAGCGGCACCCTGCTGGAGGACCCGACCGGTCGCCAGGTGCAGATGCCGACCTTCAAGAACGCCAAGACCATCACCCTGCCGCTGTTCTACGATCCGAAGAAGCCGTGGTACTCGGCCCTGAAGAACGTCGACGCCAAGGGCGAACCGGTGATCCTGCGCGCCAAGCTGGTCGGTGGTGACGTGCTGTACTGGTACGGTTACCTGAGCTACAACGGCGACCCGACGATGGCCGCCAACACCCCGATGGGCACCACCGCGACGTTCACCGCGCTGGCCGACTCCATCCTGGTCGAGGGCGCCTGATGTTCCAGGTAAAGGCGCCAGAGAGCTTCAAGAGCACCCTGACCATCGTCGGTCACGGTCGCGAGCAGAAGCTCAACCTGACCTACCGGCACCTGCCGGTGGCCGACTATGCGCAGCTGCTGGAGCGGTTGGCCGAGGAGGAACTGAGCGTGGCACAGGCGATCCTGGACATCGTCGTCGACTGGGATGCCGACGTGGCCCTGGATACGGCAGGCGTGGAACTCGCCCTGCAGCAGCAGGCCGGCCTGGATGGCGCCATCATCGGTGGCTACACCCAGGCTCTGCAGGTCGCACGCAAGGGAAACTGATCGAGGCGGTGGGGGCACTGTACTGGCAGGCCCCCACCGAGTCCGAGTTGCTTCAGCTCGGACTGAAGGCAAGGCATTTTCCGCCACCGCAGGTAACGCTGTGGCCGGAGTGCGTGCTTCCCATCGAGATCTTTTCGCGGGTCTCCACCCAGTGGCGCGTTGGCGCGGGTGGCCCGATCGGGTTGGACTACAACGTGGTCTACCAGGAGCTGCAGCGCGAGGCACTCATGCCTGAAAAGCACGATGAAGTGATGGCGGGAATCCGCATCATCGAGCGTGCAGCTCTGGCGCACATGCAACAGCACTAAGCCGCCATCGGCACCTGTCGATGGCTCCATCATGGCCCCGCCAACGCGCGGGGCCTCCTTCATGCCAGGAGAACTTCATGAGCGATACAACGCTCAGTGACTCGGCTGCCGCTGTCAAGGTCAGCGCGATCGTCGCCTCCGCCGCACAAGCGGCAACGCAGAGCGTGAGCCAGCTCGCCACGGCTGCACAGCAGCTGCCCGTCCAGCTCACCCAGGCCACGGTGCTGCACCAGGCACTGAATACTGTCATGAGCAGCAGTGTTTCCATGATGAACACATTGGTGCAGCAACTGACCGCAACGGCAATGAAAGCGGCCGCCACGCAGGCAGCCATCGAGAGCCGACAGGCCAACCCCATGAGCATGGGCGCGCTGGGCGTCGCGCCGTTTGCTTCGATCAGCGTACCCGACTTCGTTGAAAAACAGCGGAAGTACGGTAGTGGAATGCTCAACGGAGTGCCCCTGCTTCCGCCCGAGAAGAAAGAAGCGACTGAAAAAGAAGACAAGAAGACGGGCTTTGCCGGTGCAGGAAAAGGCGTAGAGGCTGCGTTTGACAGCTATCTCAGCAAAGCTGAAGACACTGCGACAACGACGAAGGCGGCCTTCGACAAGGCCTTCGCCGGCGCCGAGACGGCGCTCTACAAGTTCGTGACCACGGGCAAGTCCGGCTTCCGCGACCTCACCAAGGCCATCATTGCCGATCTCGAACGCATTGCCCTGCAGCAGGCGATCGTATGGGGGGTGAAAACCATTGCCAGCTTCTTTGGCGGCGCCAGCCCAGCACCCAGTTCAAGCTTTGCGAGTGGGTTCGGCAACAACACCGGCTGGCTGAGCAGCGGCAACATGACACCCAATGCACTCGGTGGCGTCTATGCCTCGCCCAGCCTCTCCGCCTACTCCGGCGGTATCTACAACACCCCGCAGCTGTTCGCATTCGCCAAGGGCGCCGGCGTGTTCGGTGAAGCGGGGCCTGAAGCGATCATGCCGCTGCAGCGCGGGCCCGATGGCCGCTTGGGAGTGGCGGCACACGGTGCCGGCGGCGGCGGGGTGGGTGTAAACATCCGCATCGACAACAACGGTGGCAAGGAAGTCACCAGCAACGAAAGCATGCTGCAGCAGTTCGGCAACGAGATCGGCCAGTTCGTGGAGCGAAAATACCGTGACCTGCAGATGCGTGACATGAAGGCTGGCGGTGTCCTCAGCAGGAGTGCAGCACGATGACCGACACCTTTACCTGGGCAGCAACCAGCCAGAGCACTGGCACCACCACTGCCACCGTCAAGCGCGCGCGCTTCGGCGATGGATACGCACAGGCCGCGCCGGATGGGCTCAATGCCCGCCTGCGCAGCTACCAGCTGCAGTTCGTCGGTAATCGCAGCACGATCAACGAGATCGTTGCGTTCCTGGATGGCCATGTGGGCCAGAGCTTCTTCTGGCGGGGCCCGCTGGGCACCGGTCTGTATGGCTGCGACACCTATACCGACAGCCATCTGGGTGGATCGGTGTTCAGCATCACTGCGACGTTCGAACAGACGTATCAGCCGTAGGAGCGGACATGGATCTTCAGCAGATCGACCTGGACACCATCCAGCCCAACGGCAAGCGGGGCGAAACGCAGCGCCCCGCTTTCACCAAGATCAACCAGAATTTCAAGGAAGTGGCCTTGGCGGTGGATGCAGTTCCCGAGGCGGTCGCACGTGCGGTCTCGGGAAGAAATTGCCTGATCAATGGCAATTTCGACTGCTGGCAGCGGGGTACCAGCTTCAACACATCGGGAAGGTACACGGCCGATCGCTGGTTCCTTCAGATGCAGGGCATCGCCGATCCGGTATTCAGGCGGAACCCCACGGCTATGGGGGACAACAATTTTCCCCGGAGCAAGTACACGCTGTCCGTCAGCTCGAGTGGAAACACCGACGCAGAGAAGCATTTCTTCGTGTTCGAGCAACGTGTGGAGGACGTGCGAACCTTCGCCGATACCCCAAGCACGGTGTCCTTCCTGGTATTCAATGCAGGTGCGGGGGGGCGCAGGATCGCACTGGAGTTCGCGCAGACCTTCGGCGCAACGGGCAGCGCCCCGGTACTGGCCGTTGCACCTGAGATTTTCGAGCTCGCTCCTGGCCTGAACAGAATCCGCAAGACAGTGACGCTGCCCTCCATCTCGGGAAAAACACTATCTGATGAAGGTGCCGCCGTAATGTGCGTGTGGGTATCTGCGGGCACGCAGTTTGCCAACCGCACCGCCGGCCTTGGCGCGCAGCATGGCCAGGTCTACTTCGGAGAATTCCAGTGGGAGCGCGGCGCTACGGCCACGGCTTTCGAATGGCGTCCGCTGGACGAAGAAGTACAGCGTTGTCGGCGCTACTACCAGGCCGATGCCACGGGTTCCTCCTTTGACGGCGGAGTTCGCTTCAACGCGGGTGTCGGCCTCATCCGTGGTGACAACAAGGTGTACCTGATCTATCCATTCAGCCAGCGGATGCGGACCATCCCCGCGGTCGGATTCTCAAACCTGCCGCAGTGGCGACTCCTTACGGGATCGGGGGCGACGAGCCTGACGGCGCTCAACGCGGTCGAAGTGTCTTCGACGAGGATGACCATCATCGGGTCCTTGAACGAAGCCGCTGCCGGTCAGGCCGGGATCCTGCAGAGCGCAGACTCCGCCGACGCGGGTACCGGAATCAGTCTGGACGCGGAAATCTGAGATCCGCGAGCACCACTGCGGAATGCGCTGCTTTGGTGCAATCCCCGAAAAGACAAGGAAACAGCAGAAATGTCACGACGAATCATCGACCTCGATTCCATTCAACCGAATGGAAAGCGGGGTGAAACACAGCGCCCGGCCTTCACCAAGATCAACGAGAACTTCGCAGAGGTCTACGATGCCCTGGCGACGATCCCGCAAAGCATCGACGCGGTGATCATCGAGCGCATCCCGGGAAGGAACCTGTTCATCAACGGCGGCCTGCAGTTCTGGCAGCGCCGGACTTCCGGTCGGGTCGGCAGTGGGTCAGGAACATTGGGGGCTGAAACCTTCTTTGCCGACCGCTTCTCCAACTCCGCGTTGAGCTGCAATCAGGATATCCAGCGCGTCGTCTATGACGGCCAGCAGGCAGGCTACCCGGAGGATACCCGCTCCATCCTCGTTTGCACGGTTTCCGGTGCTGTCGCCACCAGTGGTGCCTGGATGGGACAGAGGATCGAGGGCGTCCGTAGTGCAAGCGGTGATATCACGATATCGGTATGGGCAAACAGCGACGTACCGGGACGCAAGGTAGGCGTACGTGTCATTCAGGATTTCGGAACGGGTGGCTCGCCCGCACCTCAAGTGGTGACCGAAGCCGGCGTTCTCACACTGGGCGCGACAGCAGCGCGCCACAGCGTCACCGTGACGGTGCCGAGCACCAAAGGGAAGACGCTCGGCAGCAATGGAAACGATCATCTGTACGTGGTGTTCGACCTGTGCGGTACCGGCCAGGGCGGGGAGCTGGTGGGGCAGAACGGCTCGTTTGGCTTCACCCAGTTCCAGGTCGAAGAAGGGCGCACGGCGTCGCGTTTCGACTGGCGGCCAGCGGGTGTGGAGCTGGCACTTTGCCAACGCTATTACGAGAAGAGCTACAAGCTGGACGTACCGCCGAACACGGTCACCAACGAAGGGCGCGAGGCGTTCTCATCCAATACACCGGGTATCGCCCACTACCAGAGCGTCCGATTTCAGACCTCCAAGCGCGCGCATCCCAACGTGAAAATAATCTCGGCCGACACCGTGCAGCAGGATGGACATATCGCCGAAGACAACATCTCAAGGGTGCCGTGCGTTGTGAACTATGCGTCCAACTCAGGCTACGAAGTCAGCTGGTCGAACAATGCAGGGCGTTGGGGCGGCTGGTGGCATTGGTGGGCCGACGCTGAGTTCTGATCCGTAGCGGTCTCTCACCAGAACAATAGGACCCCGATATGGCAAGAAAGATCATCGACCTCGATTCCCTTCAACCGAATGGAAAACGAGGTGAGACACAGCGGCCGGCGTTCACCAAGATCAACGACAATTTTGCCGAGGTGTATAGCGGCCTGAAGGACGCTCAAGAGGCCGTCACGGCAATTCCAGCAGCCCTGGATGCAGCGTTGGCTGGTAGATCACTGGCCAGGAACTACCTCGTCAATGGTGACTTCCGCTTCTGGCAGCGCGGGTGGGGCCTGGCACAGGGCACAGGTTCGAACTATCTGGCCGATCGCTGGAAGCGTGACAACGGCAACGGAACGCTTTCGATGGCACGCTTCCCGCTGGAGCCGGGCCAGACCGCAGTTCCCGGCAATCCGCGCTGGTACATGAATGTCAACGTGGGCGCCTCCTCGGCCAGGAACAGCTACCAGCGCGTTTCGCAATTGATCGAAGACGTAACACTGCTCAGTGGCAGGAAGCTGACGCTTTCCTTCTATGCGAAGGCAGCGCCCGGATCAAAGATTGCCGTGGAAATCGAGCAGGATTTCCGTGGCCAGGACTCATCGACACAGATGTTTGCTGGCATCGCCACGCTGACAGGAACCTGGAGCAGGTACACGATGACGTTCGATGTACCCAGTGTTTCCGGAAAGAATACCAACGGTGCCGGACACTGCACATGGGTCTCGCTGTGGATGTCCACCGGTCCGGACTTCAGCAATCGGGTTCCAGGCCTGGGGCACCAGACAGGCAACTTCGACATCGCGATGGTGCAGTTGGAAGATGGCGCTGCAGCCACCGACTTCGAGCGTAGACCAGACGCATTGGAGCTGCTGCTGTGCCAGCGCTACTTCGAGAAGAGCTACAACATAGATGTACCGCCTGGCACGGCCGATGGGGCCGGTCGGGACAACCAGTTCTATGACCGCTCGGTCGGCGTGGGCAGTACCTCGCACATCCGCTGCCGCGTACTGAAGCGGGCGACGCCTGCTTACACCGTCTACAACGACACAACCGGTGCCGTCAGCCAGGTCTCTGGTGCATCTGGTGGTGCCGGCACGGTGACGTCGATCGTCAACCCAGGCCAGTCCGGAGCCCAGGTCAACTATGTGTCGGCACCCGGGAACTGGGGTTCCTCCTTCCACTGGACTGCAGATGCGGAGCTTTGACATGTATCAACTGACGCACGATCCGGACATCATCAAGTGCACAGGCACCGGAGCGTTCATTCCGCGTGGCCACTGGATGTGGCGAGATTATGAGACGTGGATCCTGGCTGGCAACGCGCCCTCGCCAGCGCCGCCGCCCTACCCGGCGGGTTCCACCGAGCACCTCCATCTGCTGCGCCGCCAGGCGGAGCAATGGATGTGCGAGTACGTCCAGACACTGGGGCATACATCCATAGAAAGCTGCTGTAGCTACATCAGCAGCGTGATCTCGGGACTCTCCTGCGAGGCCCGAGCGATGGTGGCGTGGCGCGATGCAGTCAATCTGGCATTGACAAATCTGACCATCGCATCGCCCGAAGATGCGCAGACCTGGGAACAGATCAGGCAGAGACTACCGCAGCCGGAGACATTCGACTGGGTGTGCGGGACTTCCGACAGCGGTCCGCCGGAGCGCGGGCCCACAGGAATCTAGAGGAGCGTTCATGGCAAGAAAAATCATCGACCTCGATACCATTCAAGCGAATGGTAAGCGAGGGGAAACGCAGCGCCCGGCGTTTACCAAGATCAACGACAACTTCGCCGACGTCTACGCAGGCCTGGAGGGCGTACAGACCGCCGTGGACGGCCTGGACAGCCGAATGGCAGGCCGCAACCGCCTTATCAACGGTGACTTCCGGGTCTGGCAAAGGGGTACGGCGTTTTCCGCATCTACCGGTGCCCGTCCTATCGCCGATCGCTGGCTGGTGAACTCGCACGCGACCACTCTCTCTGCATCGCGCGACGACATTGCGGCAGGCGGTGGTGCGGCGGGAAGGCTGATCGCAGGTTCCCGTCACCTGCTGAAGCTCGTCGTCGAAAGTGTCGCCGGCGCCGACAGCATGGCACTCGTCCAGCAGCGCATCGAGGACGTGCGTACGTTCGCGGGAAAACGCGTCACCATCAGCTTCAAGGCGCGGGCCACGGTCGACAACTTCAAGGTGGGCCTGGAATTTCAGCAGTCGTTCGGCGCCGGCGGCTCAACGGCAAGGGACAGCATCGGCGGCGGCGTCACGCTCGATACGATGTGGCGCTGGCACCAGTTGACCGTGGATGTGCCTGGCATCGCAGGGCAGACCCTGGGCGCCGACAGCTATCTACAGCTCAGCCTGTGGCTGGACGCGGGCGCGAACTTCGCAGGTCGCGCGTTCGGGGCGGGACAGAAGAGTGGCGTGGTCTATCTGGCTGAAATGCAGGTCGAGGAGGGTGACACCGCGACCGATTTCGATCGCCGGCCCGAAGCGCTTGAACTGTTGCTGTGCCAGCGCTACTACGAAGCAGTTGATGTGAACCGGATCCTGGGAATCACCTACACCGCCAACGGCGATTCGCGCGCCTGCATCCCGTTCAAGGTACGCAAGCGCGTGGCGCCCAGGATCACCTCGCCCTCCACCGCGCTCAACCTGGTGGGCTTCGGCTCCGAAGGCAGTCTCATCAACTTCAACGGCGGCGATCCGGGCTGGCAGTCCACCGTGGACGCGGCCGTGTTGTCCTCGATGTCCAACAACATGCAGCAGTACGGAGCGGTCGTGGTGTGGTCGACCACCTCCCAGGTTCTGGTGCACGCAGACGCGGAGCTCTGAGCCATGAGCGCAATCACGACCGAAACCGGCCGCGTCAGCGGCTTCACCACCAATGCGTCACTGCGCCCCGGACACCGTGTGATCGTGCCCTGCGGTCAGCCGTCCCATCCCGTACCGCCTTATCCCGCCACCGCCTAGGAGCGCACCTCATGATCACCGCCGATGCCCAGCAACTCGAGCCGGGTGGCCGCATTACCGTCTTCGAACTGGACGCCAGCAGTTTCGGTGCCGACCAGCTGTTCTTCCACGCGCACCTGCAGAGCGGTGTGATCATCTGGCAGGGGCAGGAGTACGGCCCCTGGCCGATCGAAGCCAGCGGCTTTGAACGAACCAGCGACCAGCCGCCGAACCCCAAACTTCGGGTCAGCAACATCGATGGCCGCATCACCGCGATGTGCCTGCTGTTCGATGATCTGGTCGGCGCCCGTGTCATCCGTCGGCAGACGCTCGCCAAGTACCTGGATGCAGCCAACTTCGAAGAGGGCAATTCCAGCGCCGATCCGGCAGAACACTTCCCCGACGAGGTCTGGTTCATCGAGCGCAAGGTCGGTGAGGACAAGCAGACGGTGGAGTTCGAACTGACTACGGCCATCGACCTCAATGGTGAGCAGTTGCCCGGCCGGCAGATCATCGCCGGCATGTGTGGTTGGCTGGTACGCGGTGGCTACCGCGGCCCCTACTGCGGCTACAACGGTCCGGCGGTTGCCGATGGCGACGACGTGGCCACCGATGACCCCGCCCGTGACCAGTGTGGGGGCCGTGTGCGCAGCTGCAAGATGCGTTTCGGCCAGGACAAGCCTTTGCCCTATGGCGGCTTCCCGGCGGCCGGCCTGCTCCGCTCCTGATCCAGCGCTTCCGATTCTCCACTTCCAGGCCCGCTCGCGCGGGCTTTTTTTATGGGTGAAACATGCAACCAACAACCCTGCAGGCCATCCAGGCACATGCCGTGGCCGAGTACCCGCGCGAGTGCTGCGGGCTGATCGTGGCCATCGAAGGCCACGAGCACTATTTGCCGTGCCGCAACCTCGCGGGCACACCCAGTGAACACTTCCGCCTGCCGGCCGAGGACTATGCCGTGGCCGAAGACAAGGGCGAGGTGCTGGCCCTGGTGCACAGCCATCCGGACGCAGCTGCCACACCGTCCGACGCGGATCGGGTGATGTGCGAGCACAGTGGCCTGACCTGGCACATCGTCAGCGTCGGTCAGGTGGATGGCGAGGCGCCCGAATGCGGTGACCTGCAGACCATCCAGCCGAACGGCTATGTTGCGCCGCTGGTCGGCCGCCAGTTCGCCCACGGCGTGCTGGACTGCTACAGCCTGGTGCGCGACTTCCATGCGCGCGAACTAGGCATTTCCTTGTCCGACTACACCCGCGACGACGACTGGTGGGACAAGGGCCAGGACCTGTACAGCCTTGAACGACTGCATGCGGAAGGCTTCGACCTGATCGAAGGAGAACCGCGGCGTGGCGACATGATCCTGATGCAGATCCGCTCGCCGGTGACCAATCACGCCGGCGTCTACCTGGGCAACGGGCAGATGCTGCATCACCTGCACGGTCGTCTTTCCGAGTCCGTGCCCTACGGCGGCATGTGGGCCGAGCGCACCCGTTGCATCGTCCGCCATCGCGAGGTGCGCCATGACTGACCGTCTTCGTACCATTCGCCTGTACGGCAAGCTGGGCGCGCGCTTCGGGCGCAAGTTCCGGCTGGCGGTGAACAGCCCGGCCGAGGCCGTGCATGCCCTATGCGTGATGCTGCCTGGCTTCCAGCAGT